GATTGATATTGTGTTCACCACCATACCAAAGTTCTCCAAGAATACGTCCATACTTTCCTTTACCGTCTTTAAATGTTTTCAAAGTAAGTTCACCAGCATTTGTCCATTTAGTTAGAAATGCAGTTGCAGCTTTTCCATAGACTTTTTCGATAGGGTCAGATGTTCTAGATTCTGGTGTATCAATTCCATACATACGAATACGTTGTTTTCGCATCCAAACACCAAACCCCAAGTCGATATCAACATCAACTGTGTCTCCGTCAACTATTCTAACTATTTTACATTTATACTCGTACATTTAATTCTCCAATGAAATACTAGTTTTTTGTGATGGTGGTTTAGAAAATCTAAAATTATTACCACCAGCGACAATACACGCAAGATTAGGATTAATTATCTCCACAACACTAAATGTTTTAGTTTCTAGATTAACTGCAACAACTACTTGCGTTTTGATAAACTGTTGACCATCCACAGCTGGTGCAACTCCATCTGCCTGCATATATGGAAGTTCACCAAATTGACCCCCCACAAGTGCAGTTACAGCTTCTACTGTATTACAACTTACTGGTTTTTGTGAATTGTAAGTATTCTTTTCGTGTTCTGCATATGCACTTGTTCCCATAACAAGTGATAAAACCAATGCACTAAATATTTTTCTCATTTTGTTTCTTTCCGTACAATTGACCTATTTCTTCCATTATGTCTTGATTGACACAATTCATCATAGTGGGTAAAACTTTATTGTTATATGCACTTGCAGATTTACTAAAAAGTCTTATCTGATTATTTCTTGCATAGGTCATACACTCTTCTTGTGAATTAAAAACCAACTCTGGTATCCACAATGGAGTTTCATCTTTCCCACCAGCACTAAGCTGCGCTGTCATTACTACTATTATGAACCATTTCATTTTCTTTTTCCCAATGTTCTGTGAAATCGTCTATAGATTCTACTAATAGTGGTAAGTAGTCATGTTTGGTCTTTATGAATTCTTGAACGATTCCGTCTTCTGTTACAACTAGAATTACAATCTGGTTGATTTCAATTCCAGTCCTTTCTTCAAACATTTCTGCATATGCAGACGCCTGAATGTAGTAAGACTCATTCCAGTCATCATTCCGTTCTTTGGTTGATGTTTTGAAATCTACGATAGATGGAGTACCGTTGTATTCAGCGATACAATCTACTCGGCCTGCTACTTTATATTTATCAGAGTATAACCCACACTCTTGTGCATAAATGTTATTCACTTTTTGCATAAGTATAGGTTTCATCTGACCAAATAATACATAAGGAAGAAAGTTCTTCTTATGTGTTTCTTCATCAAAGTTGTTGTTCAGAAAATCTTCACACATATGGTGAACCTTAGTTCCTCTGTGTGCAGCTGTTCTCGCAACATAGTTTGCAACATCATCACCAACTCGTTTTCTCCATTCCATAAGACCTTCCATCTTACGTCTTTGCAAAACGGTAGTAATAGATGGATAAAGTTTACCATCTGGGGTTTGGTAGAATCTCTTGCGATTGACGTTTTTAGTAGAGAGTTCTGGTATCTCCACCGACTTGTGTGTAAACATAATATATCCTCACAGTTAAATTTTATACATCATAACAAACTCAAACCAGTTTGTCAAGTCAAATAAGTTGTAGTGCAGCTTCTGTAGTTTCGTTAACTCTTCGTGTCCAACCACGACCAAAAGTTTTAAAGTGTTTTAACTTCTCATAGTACTTTTGTCTATCGGCTTGATAGAGTATAACTGTCTTATCAATACCATGTTTTTCAACATATGCATCAATCATTTTAAGTGAGTTAGGGCCGATACCACCATCCACTGTTGTACCAACAATCTTTTGAATGAACTTTGCAGCTCTTCCAGTTCCAGCGTTAACACCAAAATCGAAAATGCAAAGTGCAAGCGCTGGGTGAAGTGAATCACCTTTTACTCTATCCCAATATTCAGTTTTGTAGATAGGTGCGACATCTGTTACTTCTAAATCTCTCATAGATTTTGGTCTAATACCATTACTTTTACAGTACGCATCATAAACTTTCTTAGTAACGCCTAAGTTAGTTTCGCCGCCTGGGTCGCTGGGATGATTTACATATCCGCCTTCGTGATGTAGAATCATCTTTAAACAACGATTGTATTCTTTGTTTATCATTTACCTTGTCCTCTATATTTTTTATAACTTCGTCTTTTATGTTTGTTCATTGTAGAAGTTATAGGTTTCTTTCCCATTGAAGTTCCTTTCTTCACTGGTTCATGAACTGACGCAGTTGAAAACATTTTAGCCATTATACTTCAACTCCTTTTTTTGTTTTACTGATTAGATAACTTCGTACCAAACCAGACCGAACAATATCACCAATATTAAATTCTACAGATGCAAATTCTTCCATATCACCGATAATGTCTAGGAATCTAGGCATACCTTCTTTATCTGCATTTTTAACTAAATCAGATTGGAAGAAATCACCAGAGAAAATAATTCTGGAATCTTGACCAACTCTTGTCATGATTGTATCTAGTTCATGAAAGTTCAAGTTCTGACATTCATCAACTATAATGATTGCGTTGTCTAACGTAATACCACGCAGATATGATGTTGTTAAAAACATAACTGAACCTTGTGCTTTCAGTCTGTCATACAACATTGTAAATGCTGTATCACTAGGTTGTTCAAACATAAACTGCACCATGTTCTGATATGGAATCTGATACAATGCAGTTTTGTCTTCTTCATCGCCTGGCAAGAAACCAATCTCTCTTGTAGGTACTGCACTACGAATTAGATACACACAATGATATGGTGTACTTGGGTCTAATACTTTTTCTAGTGCAAGATATAAAGAGATAAAAGTTTTACCAGTTCCAGCGGCTCCGTGAAGAAATAATTCTTTATTGTCTTTTTTAAACGCCTCAAAGGCAACTTTTTGATTATCTGTGATTGGTTTAATTGTTACCAAATCATCAATCTTAACATCTTGTTTTTTCGCCATCACACATCCTTCAAAATTTTATGTTTTTTCAATACTTGTCTAGTATTTATATCCTTAGTAGACTTCTTACCATAACGTCTTGCAAAAGGACTGCCTGGATGTGCTTCTGCAATCCTTGACATATTATCTTTCCACCCACCATCATTTTTAATACCACCAGTATCACTAATAATTGATATTAGAGACGGCAGTTGTGTGATGTGGTCATTCTCTTTTAGGAACTCTTCTTTACCAGATATAGTAAAGAACTCTTCCCATTCTTCTCCAGTGTCATTATTTTTAAAACTATAAGTCGGCATTTTCAATCTTCTTTTTTAATTTTTCTATTTCCTCTGATTGTTCTTTAATACGCATCATGAGATAATGGTTTGATTTTTGCATTTCTGCAATCTCTCTTTCCCACACTTGTTGTGGAGACATATATGGTTTTTCTGTCCACCCACTTAGTCTACCACCTTCAGTGATATCGTCTATAGGGTCATCTTTTTCCATGTTTCTCTCTTGTCTTAGTTTCCAGAGCATCCAGTCATAATACCTTTCTGGTTCTGGGTCATATTTTGATACCATGTTGGAGCTCCTCTTTCTTTCCAAGTTGCGAACCTTCTCTTTGCAACAACATAAAAATTACGGTATGCTTGTACTGAATCACCTTTTACCATACACTGAGGAAACTCTTTCATCGCTTGTGGAACTGGTGTAGTCTTTCCAAAACTAGGAATGTTCTTTGGTGGGTCTTGTAATATCCACCAATAATCTTTTGCACCATGTTCTTTCCCATACCTATATGTATACTCGTCACAAATCAGTCTATAATATGTATACATCAACATATAGTTCTCACGACATTCTCGTAGCCATATGTTAGTTGGGTGATTAACATGACCAGCAAGATATAGATGTTTGTTCATCTTACGGTCTGGGTGTTTCCACCTTTTAATCCTTGCACCATTCTTAGTTCTATCAATATACATTTCACCATCAAGAACTCTATGTGCAGTACACAACATTTGTTTGTACTCTGTGGGCATCTTGACTATATGTTTATCACAGTGATACTCAATAGATGTCCAAGGGTCTTCGTCTAAGTAAAAAAAGTTCATAACATTCTTATCCTATGTAAAGTGTCTAATACTTTCTCTTCGGTTGCATGACCGATTACATCATCAGTAATAGGTGTACTATAACACAAATCACCTTTAGAGTCAAGTACTGCGATTTCATACAGCCCTTGTTTACCACCATACGAACCATCATGTTTAACTACAGATGCACCGTATCCATTTTCAAATTGATATGTATATCCAACTCCATTATAAATATCATATTTTTTTGCATAACCTCTTAACATCATTTTTCAAAATCCCTCACTTCTTTAGGTGCAACATAAAGTGTAGAGTATCCATCTATTTCATTTGCACACTCTACACAAAAACCATAACCATTAGTTAATATTTCTACTACATGGTCTTTTTCACATCTACCAACTTTTCCAGTAAATTGTGTAAGTTCTGTTGTTACACCAGTTGTCATTATTTTTCCCACCTATAAAATATGTGGTCTTCTATTTCAATTGTTTTAGTTTTGGTTTTTCTCCAAGCAGGATAAACATAATCTGCATGATAGTGTGTTGCACCTTCAGTTATATCCACCACTGTAATATCACCATAAACTAAATCCATCGCCATGTCATACAATAAACCATAAGTTGTTGGTTCTTTTGGTTCATCGCTTTTACCATCACAGTACCAGCTAAACTGACAACGGTTTCGTATTGGGTGATATGTTCTTTCATGTTCTGGAACATTTTTACCTTTAGTCTTCCACGATTCCCTGACAGGCCCCTGATGCACAACTTCACAGATTGTATTAGGATACCTATCGTCTTTTACACGATTCAATACAACTAAACTAACTGCAAGTTGTCCAGCAAGTCCTTGACTACGAGCTTCGTAGTACATATTTTTTGCAAGACAAGTTGCTTGTTTATCTAGATATTGCATTGTACTATTTGGAGTTACATCCACACCAGATGCTGATGCAGATATAACAAATGTAGTTAATAGTTCCTTAAGCACTTTTCTCTACCATAAATGCATCCAGATATTCTGGATTGGATGTTTGAAGTGTATACACACTACCGAAATACTTTTCAAAAGTTCTCAGTAAGTTTATATAGTCTCCAGATTTCATCTCATTCAAGATTCTATCCATAGTCTCTTTATCAAATCCACTCTTTTTCATAGTAGAGTTTGCATATCCAAGAAGAACGAAAGCGTTCCCCCCAGAACCATCTAAATCTATTACAGTAGTAGATGGTCTACCTTTTGCTTTTACTGTCATACTTTTTCTCCTTCTAAAGTTTCAAATCCCATCATAGCAACAACATACTTTTTGTTACCAACTAACATTTGGTCACCCATTGAAGTTGACCTTAAACCCATTCCATTAGAGATATCACCCATAACAGTTACATCTGAATTACCATCAGCATAACCTTTCAATGACCAACTGTCCATAATATTCTGTGTCCAACGATACGCATACTCAAGTTGTTCAATGAGTGTCATACCTTCTTTGGTGTGTACTAAAGCAACTGTGGATGGTTTATCCTCAAATGCTGTGTGAATGACTGCAACTGGCTGTTTCAATTCCATTTCTCTCTCCTTAAAATAATTTAGTTCCGTTTTCAGCAGCCTGCTTTATTTCAAAAACCTCTGCCTGTTCATTCATGAATTGGTCTTGCATCTCTGCATCAACCATACCAGTAAATGATTGTGTCAAGTGAAACCACTTGTTCACAAGAAGGTTTGCAGCTTTTTGTTTTTCTGCATCTGACATTCTTGCGAGTGATTCTACGAATTGTTCTGCTGTGATTTTCATAATATAACCTCTTTTCTTACTTTACGAATCATAGTACCATGTTTTGATAACAAAGTCAAGTACTAAATTACTCCATTTTCCCAAACATCATCTGCAAGTTTCTTTTCCATTCTATAGGCTTCCTTTTCCCAAGGTAAATCCCAATAGTTGGTATCTTCTGGAATTGTCTTGGTTTTCCATTTTGCAACACCATTGACAATACCGTCATTCATTTCTTTTCTTGCATACTGTTTGACATGAACCATTTCATGACATAACGCTTGTACCAAATCTTTGATACCTATTTTCTTATCAAGTTCTATTTCAAATTGTCTATTGGTATCTTGCATCATACAAAAACCAATCGCATCACTTTTGATATTTACTAGATTAACAGTAATATCTAAAGTCCTAAATCTAGGAAGCAACTTGGTAATCATGTGGCCGACAACTTTATGACAGATTTCTCTCTGTACTTTGTTACCACCATTTACTTCGACAAAATTCATAATTTCTCTCTTTCTTGATTATATTATCATTCTATATTAAAAAAGAAATAAAGTCAAGCACTATTTTATCCTTATAAATCAAGGGTTTAGAGGGGGAATAAAAGGGGGATAGCAGTATTTTTACCACTATCCCCAAGGGTGATTCGCAAATATGGGTTTTTGAGAGAGAGAGTGAGAGGTTACCATATTGGAATCATTCTTTTAATATACCAGAAGTATATTTAAAAGTCAAGTCAAATAAGGTTACCGTTAGGCATCCAATACTCATCTGTCCAACCAAATGCAGATTTGACTACTGCATCTGAAAGACCTTTATACTTTTGATGTAGAACTTTATCTTTTGCATGACAGACAACTTCAGCCTCTGATTTATGCAAACCTTCTAACATCTGAATGAACATAGTTTCTTTTCTCATTCTAGGTGTTTGATTATCTGCACCTTCAATATAGTGCCAGAACTTTCTTACTTCTTGAGAAAGAAGTGTATGTTCTGTTCCTTCAGGCGCTTCATTTGGTTTGTAAGGTACTTGACCTTCAGGCATAACCCATTTAATTTTTGGGTCAAAAGAAGATTTGATTAACATTCTCAAAGGTTCACTATCGTGTTCCTTTAGAACTGCAATCTTCTTATCTTTAGTTTTTGCATTATTCACCTTTGTCAATACTTCTGACATAAGAGGTGTATAAGTTTTCACTGGTTTATTCATTAAAAATCTCCAATATTTTCCATTAGGTTTTTTAGTTTATACTTGATAAAATAATTTAGTAGTTGTTTCCTATCTCCATTTGGTGCATCCACAAAAGTTTGAATACACTTGTCTACTAGTTCTTCTGGAATATAGTTGAGGTCTATTAGAGTTCTATTTCTATGAAAGTTTCTCATCATGTCTTCATTACAGAAATCTTCAGGCTCAAGTTCAATCCAAGTTTCAAGTTTTCTTTTTGAGATGGGTCGTTGTCTTAACTCATCTACGAAACAATTATCTGGTGATAAAAAGTTTGGAACACCATCACTTCTATCACCTTGAAGTATATGCTCTTTAATATATGTAGTAGGGTCTACACCGTTAATAAATTTCTTTTGAGTTGGACTGTACTGAGCTACAAAATTGTGTTGTTGTAGTTGAATAAAATCCTTGTCTCCAGAAAGTATCAATACCTTCTCGTAGTTCTTTGGTTCTTTTGCAACATGAAATACAATAGATGCAATAACATCATCTGCTTCTGCATTTTCTACTTGCAATACTTTGTATGGGAAAAACTTATCTAGTTCGTCACGAATTAGATGTAACGTATCAAAAATAGCGTTCCAATCTAGTTTAGATGCTTTTCTATCTTTTCTACGACTATACTTGTAGTTAGGAAATATTTCCCTTCTCCAATTATTCTTAGCATCATAACAAAGTACAAGTTCACCGTATTCATCAGAGAATCTACTACGATATCCCCTTAATGAATTCAGAACCATGTGTCTAACCAAGTCTGGTTCTATTTCTTTTCGTCCACCAATTTGCACCATCAAATTAGATAGTGTCACTTGGTTCATATCAACTAATATCATCTCCGTCACCATCATCATCAGATTGAGGAAGACATTTATCAATCTCGTTTAAGTTCACTTTAGTAATGACTGTATTGTCATCTGTTAATTCTGTCTTCACTATTAAGTCCATGAAGTCTTGTATTGGGTGTGTAAAACCCATTTGTCTGTAAAGGGCTCCCCTAACAACTTCGTTAAGGAAACTAATATCACCTATGAATCTATCCTTCTTAATATCAAAACCATTTTCACCCACATTATGTATAAGATTAATCATTAGACCCTCTGCAAGATTATCACAAAAGGTCAAGTCCTCTTGCATCCTAGCAGCATCTAAATCCACAATCTTTGGTGCATTTGGTTTAAATTTAGTTGGAAACTCTATGATATTATCGTTCAATAACCTAACTCCATTTTTCTCTTGTCTACTTTTTTGAGATACCTACGTCTACCAGCAGCTTTTGCTTTACGTTTCTTTTCACCCTTACTAGTAAAATAACTACGTTCTCTTAGTTCTTGAAAAAAACCATCTTTCATTAGTTTCTTCTTTAGAACTCGCAACGCCCCATTGACATCAGATGTTATATTACCATCTTTATCTTTAGTTTGACGTACCGTGACAGTCATACCTTCACTTTTAGGCATATGTCTATCTTTCTTATGACGAAAGTTTTTATTATATTTGTTGTATCTCATTTTACTCCTTATTTGTTATTATTATATATTCGTTCACAGATACCACTCTCTAAAATCATAGAAGTAGTATTTACTGCAATCTGTGGGTAGTATGATACTATCACAAAACCTACAATTATTCCTAAGATAAATTTCAACATTATGTTATCCTACACTAATTCTTTAGTAGAGTCAAGTACTTTCTCAACACACTCTACAGCTTCATGGTCAAATCCACCAATGTGCCATTCGTACTCTCCAGTAGGGATATATCCATCTTTCCAATTGTAAATCGTTGCAGTGACATAATCAAAATCATCTCCATACTCTTTATCTACAAAAGGAACTTTGAATTCTAACGTCCACTGTGCGTTGACCTTTTCATAAGGACTTGCATCAGTAAATGTTGGTTCTCCAAATGTCTCAACCAACTTTGCATAAGTTGTCTTGACATATCCTTTCAAACTAGTCATGTTGATGTTTATTGCATCATCATTTTCAAAGTCTAACATTCGATTACTTCTCCTTTCCCAATCCAGACTAATAGTTCTTCAAACAAAATTTCCCATGTATCTTTTCTCTCTTTCAAGTAATCAAAAGCATACACATTCTCTTTAGCCCATTTGATAGCATCTTTTGCATTATCAAACTCACCTTTCAAACCCAATTTATTTGCTTGGGTGTAAACAATGTATTTCAAGTTTTTGTTCATTAACAAACCTCCAATAATTTTTCTGCCTCTTCAGGCGTTGCAACATAATCGGTGTACCTAT